ACTGACCTTTAGCTTGCTCCAGAGCCAGATTAGCTCGCTCTCGAATCTGATGAACCAGATACTGCTCGCCCTCTTGGATGATCGCATGATACTTCTTGTTCTCATCCGCATACTGTTGCGCCACTCTGACAGCTTCTTCACGCATTTTTTCAGCGGCTTCGCGTTGCCTACGCTCCTCATGCTGCTGATAGCGTAGTTTATTAATGCGCTTTTTGACTTTCTCTGAGTAACCCTCCAGTTCTTCGTCATCTGATTCAACTGTCTCCTCCTTAGCCTCTTTAGCAGGAGGGCGACGATCCTCTGGAGGCCGGTCATCTACGACTTCGACATCAACATCAGCTTTTTCACCGCCAATGGTTGTCTTGACACCGAAAAACTTGTCCTCAGTGGACATGGTTTGCTCTTCCATCTGCTCTTCGCTCATACCTTCACAATCCCCCTTGGGTCTTCAACTACTGCTTCAACGCTGTCGTCATTGATAAGGCGAAACTCCTTACCATGAACCTTGAATCGCGTTCCGCTATATGAGCGCATCAGCACCCAATCACCTTCCTCACACCACGGGCCGCTTGGGAAACGCTTCTTGTCTCCGTAAGCGTCAGCGCCCATCTTCATTACAAACCCGCAAACAGAACCAATCTCTTCTGTCAGCATGGTTTCTCTTGCCTTGAGGATGCCCCCTTCCGTCATTTCTTCCGGTTCTGGGAGAGCAATGAGTAATTTGTAGCCTTTCGGGTCCGGTAGTTGCTTGGCAACTTGTGTGTCTTCTTCAGTCATAGTCCGTTCCTGCACCAGAGATAGGTGTCTGGTGTCACCATGCGTTACCGTTTGTAACGAATTACTCGCGCTCCAACCTGTCGTCTAGGTCCAGTAGCGTTCTCTCTGCAAAGGCCAGCCCTTGGATGATCCCCACGTTACGAGAATACTCATCCATGTCCTTGCAACCGCCCACCGCCATGTGATCTGAGACCTCGTTCATCTGGGTTCTCAAGTCATTCTGTATAGCCTGTAGGACGTTATTCGTTGCCTTTTTCGTCATCTAGGGTGTCCCTGATTAGATTGAATCCAGCCTTGAATCCCTCAATCTCTTGTTGAGATTCCTCTTTGGAATCCTGCATCGCCACCTTTGCGGCGATCTTTGCGCTTTCTAGGCGTTCCTCTTGATCCATCTTCTCCAGATCAAGCATTGTCTTGGCTTGTGCTTTCTGTGCATCGACTTGGACTTTCGCCATGTCGGTCTGCGCCTTAGCCGCCGCCTGTTGCTCCTTGATCGCCAACTCTCGTTGTTGCATCTGAATTACAGGGTCTTGCGACTGCTTGGCGTTTTGCTCTGCCTGCGCCATCATCTGGGCCTTGCCTGTAAGCTGTTCTGCGGCAGGCACTGCCAGTCTGGATATACGCAGTTCGATATCCTCAGGTAGCTTCTCTTCTGGACCGGGAAGCTCCACACCCAGTTCCTTCTCAATCTTGGACCTGTATAGAAACGCTACGTGTTCTGCAATGTGGGCGGCAAAAGCGGCCTCTATGGCCTTCTTATTGGGCGCTCTGGCAACCATCTTCATAATGTCGGGGTTCTGCATTGCCGCCATGTGAACTTGGATGTGCGCTTCGTGATCCTGATATATGAATGCCTTCACTGGGTCTCCAGTGATAATGTTCATGTTCTCTGTGATCGGGTCTGTCGGCTTGATGTCGTCCTCTGTTGGAACGATCTTGTCTGCATCCTGAATGCCCAGAACGTCTAACATCTGGCGGTGAAGCAGTGGCATGTCATACATCTGGGGTGCCTGAGCCGCCAACTGCAACGCCGCCTGATACTGCATGATTCTTTGCGCCATCGTCCCTGCATTGGGATCGCTGACTGGAATAATATCTACCTTGTCATCAAAGTCTGTCGGGACAGTCTGCCCGTTCTCCTCTTCATAGGGGTAAACCTCTGGGCCGTAGTCCCTGACAAGCTCCGACAGTATTTTCAGTTCCTTGGAGACGGCGGCATGAACACGGGCCTGCACCGCACTCATCACCTTCATCTCGCGCTCTAGCACTGCTAGTGTGGTGCCAACCGGCGCTTCTCCGTTGATGTCTGAGGCTTTGACATCCGCCGCTGACGCGAATCGACGCCCCTCATTCACAATATCACCCAGCAACTGGTAAAGGACGTTGCTTGGCTCTTTGTAAGGCAGGAACGTGATGTTGTCGCGGATTGCACCACCCGGAACGTCTACATCACGGAACTCGCCGGGCATGATTGGCGTATCATCACCCTTGATTCTGAGTCCTCTGGACTTCAACCCTCCCGGTAGGTTGGCAAGTGTTCCCGCGTCTACCAACTGTCGAAGCAAGGATGTTGCCGACTTGGATAGACCGCCGATCATGTGTACCAAGCCAAAACCGTAAAATCCCAGCCCCGGCAGATACTGGTAGTGAACGTAGTGATCCCTTTTCATTTTCTTGGGATCGTTTTCGTACCAGTTGCGCCGTATTGACAGGATCGTTCGTGATGACTTGTCAATGGTAATAACATAGGGCAACGCAATGCCTGTGGGCTTGCCCTTATCTGTGTCCTCAAACCCTATCAGGTCAATGTCAACGTGCATCTCCAGCAGGGTGTGCCTGTGATCAAGCTCGTAGTTGTCCGAGTCTCCCGTCATCCGGTCGTATTTCTGCTGTATCTCAGAAATGTCCGGTGTTGGTGCAGGCAAATCTATGTCTGAATAAAACCCAGCAACTTGCAACTTCCTGATTTCATTGGAAGTTTTCTTCATTACATGGGTGGCGCGTTCACACGTTGACAAGTCAGACGCACCATAACTGACCACAAAATCCTCTGCTGGCACAAACATGGCGCACGGTCTGCCCATACTTGGGTCAAAGTAGACTTTGCGGAATGCGGAGCCTGCTATTGGCAGGGAGAACAACAGCTTCTCTGTCTCCGTCCTGTACTCCGTCATACGCTGGGTAATCAGGTAGTTTAGGTAGTTCTGTACTCTGTGCGCCTGCTTGGTCTTTTCGTCGTCTATCTTGCCGACGATAGTGGTCTTTACAGGCCCGCTGGCAGGATATATCTCCTGTATGGTCTGGGCTTGAAAGCGGATGACCGCCTCAGACAGCATCGGGTGAAAGACGCCACAAGCGCCCTCCCACGGTGTAGACCTGTCCTCAAACTTTAGTCCTAACAAGTCAAGACCACGGACATAAGAGTCTTCCCAATCCGCACGGCTCATCCGGTCGGCGTCAAACTGTCCTACAAGTTCGCTCGCAAGACTGTCCAAGTCCCGCTCGTCCATGTACTCCGCTAGGTTGGAGCCATGCTCGACACCCATAAGGGCGGGCATATTCGGGTCGAAATCAATAATCATACCCCCGTCTTCGTCCATCACGCTGACAGACTCAGGGTTTTCGATTACGATCTCTAGCTCTTCGCCGGCCCCTTGAGGGCTGAAGGGCGTTGCTACGCGGTCAATAGCCACCTAGCCTTTGCCACCCATCTTGCCACCCTTGGTGTCCATCTTGTTCTTCATGGTTCTGCCGCCCTTGAAGTAGCCCTTGGTTTTGGGAACTTTCTGGCTGGCAACGCCACCTGCGGCCTTGCCTTCCTTATCAACAAGAAACGCTGGCTTCATTTCGCCATCGCTATCTCTTGCCATTGGCATTTTTCCGCCTGCCTTCATGCCCTTGGGCATCTTTTTCATCATGCCGCCCATCTGACCACCGCGCATATAGCCTTTAGGTTTCTTCTTCATCGTCCTCACCTGCGTATAAGTTGTCGAATACTCTGTTTACGTCCAGCGTGTAATCCAAGTCCGACTTGGAGTAGTGAATGTGCTGTGACGGCCTGAAGTCCGGTGCGCCCTCTCCCGTTGACCACCATGCTGGGTGTGTGACCCGTACACGGTTATTGGGTAGCGCCACGATATTGCCTGTCCACGGGCCTGCATCCAGAAGCTCCATCACATGGCTCTGCTTATGTTGAGCAGGGTCATCTGCGATTTCGTTGTCTGTGTAGTCCACCGTGAACATATACTTTGCAGGGTAGAACTCCCCGTCTATCTTGGCGATCCAAGGACACGGCGTTGCCCTGTCAAGGACATAAACGCTGTGCTCTCGGGATGAGCAGTCCCACGGCTGAGCCGCGTAGACCGGCATCGGCTCGGGCCACTCCTCAAAAGGGGTGTCTCCAACCAAAGCAGTGATGGGCATCCTTGCCCACATCGCGCCTCCGTGGATGTTTGGCTCGTCGTTGTCATAGGTTTCAGCGCCAGTGAATATGATCTGGAAGCTAAGACACCGACAAGGCATCGTTGTTACTGCAATCGCCATAGCGTGTAAAAACTCGCCGTGGTATTTGCTGTGATTGTGCGTGTATTCGCGCCTTACCCAGCACTTGAAGTGTGGAATATTGCTTTGCAGAAAGGCCATAAACCCTCAGTAGTAGTTGGCGACCCTCCCGTGGGGGTCAAAGTCATCTTCCTCGTCAGTGTGGAGCGATACGAAACCGCCCTGTCTGAAACGGAGAAGTGCTTGCGTTGAAGAGTCCACAAGGTCGTCATGCTCCCCAGCAGGGAACGCGGCAAATTCCTCAATGACTTCTTCAGCGAATCGTGTCTCTGGTGCCCATACGTTGCCAGAGGCAAACAAGTCAGCAACAGCGTTGACCCTTGCTATCTTGTCGTTGCCACGCGAGGGGGTGTATTCCGAAACCGGAATCCCCATCGCCCGTAGCTCAAAAATAAGCGGCATCCCTGCCGCCTTTCCTTCCACTATAAATGCGTCTGGTTGCATCTCGCTCCACATTTCATAAGCCGTTTTCTTTAGCTCAGGAAACTCCAGACGTTCTTTGTAGGCATCCAATAGGATGATATTCGGCTGTGATATGCCGTCATCGTCGGGGTGATAAAACACGCCCCACGTTGTGCAGGCAGAGTAGTCTGCCCGTTGGGTTTTCAAGAAAGCTGTGTCCCATGACTGAATCACGAACTCACATTGCGGTGGACATTCGTGTTCCCACCTTTGCCACCATTCTCTCTTGATCAGTGCGCCTTCTTCAGACGTTGGGTTTTGCTGGTACTGCGCGTTCCACTTGGGGGAGGGCAGTTCGCTCCGCAGAGCCTCAAGCTCTGTTTGACTCCAGAACTCAGGCCACAGGGGTTTACCTGACGGCATGATGGCTGGAAACTCTATTAGCTCCCACTCATCGGAACCTACCCGTTGAGCAGAGGCTTTGATAATCTTGCCGGTCAGATCACGCATATGCCAGCGCGTCATCACGATAACGATAGCGCCTCCCGGCTGAAGACGCTGTCGAGGCCCAGATGTGTACCAGTCATACGTCCGGTCAAACACCGCTGGGTCTGCTGACTGACCCTCCTGTTCTGAGTGAGGGTCGTCAATAATCAATAGGTCGGCGCCTTTACCTGTCACCGCACCGCCAACACCGATAGCGAAGTATTCGCCGTTCTTATTGGTGCTCCAGCGGCCTGCCGCCTTGGAGTCTGCCCTTAGCTGTAGATTGGGGAAGACCTTTTTGAAGTCATCCGAATCCACAAGGTTTCTGACCTTTCTGCCGAAACCCACAGACAGCTCCGCAGTGTGTGCCGTCTGAATGATCTTTTTTTCGGGCATCTGACCCAAGAACCATGCTGGCAACAAGTAAGAGGCAAACTCCGACTTGGTGTGTCGTGGTGGCATGTTTACGATCAGGCGCTTCAGTTCGCCTTTGGCGATGCGCTCAAACGCCTCTGCCATGATCTTGTGGTGCCTGCCCTCAATAAATGCAGGCCACATGTGCCTCACAAACCCCATGTAGGTGTTTTGTGCTTTCTCAATCTGTTCGGCTTGCTTTGCCTTTTCCAGAAGCTCTGCGGCCCTGAGCCTCACTTCTGCTGGTGCGCCTTTTAGCTTCTTCGCTAACTCCGGCGTCATTAGCTCTGACATTACGCCATCCGTGCTGTTTTAGTGCGCTTGAATGACCTGTTCTTTGATCTGTTCGCCACCTTGAGGTTGCCCTTCTTGTTAGAGCCGCCCTTTGCCAGTGGTTTCTTGTGGGCTACGTCTTTGCCGTCACCCTTCTTGACCTTTCCATCCTTTTCCATCAAACGCCTAGCGGCTTTCCGCTTGTCATTGTTTCGGCGCTGTTTGGGCTTGGATTGGTAGTTGTCGTATTCCTTGCGGTAGTTACGGCGCATTTTAAAAGCCGAAACCACCCTTACCTACGCCCATCGGGCGATATATGGGGCCACCTTTGCCGCCGCCAAATCTGGGTCTACGGAAACCTCCGTAAGGGCCAAACCCAGTCGAGTAACCAGACATCAACCCACGGTTAGGCATGTATTGCTGAGACAACTGCGGGGGCTGGTATATTGTTGGTTGCATCATAGGTTGCATGAAATTCATCATGCCCATCGGCTGTGTCATGCCAAAAGGCAGTCCAGAGTAAAGCTGGTTGCCGGTGATGTATTGGCCGGGAATCCTGCCGCCTTTTCCGGGCATTCCTCCTCCGGGGAATCCTCCTCCGGGGAATCCTCCTCCGGGGAATCCGGGCGGCATAGGCGGCATCCCGCCGCCTCCGGGGGGCGGAGGAGGCATTCCGGGGTCTTGCTGATACTGACTTAGGTCGGCGCCATAAGCGATATTCGCGTAGGTGCCGTCATCCTGCAGAAATGGGTTGCCTGATCTGTCTATGCCCAGCGTATCCAGATAATACTGGTAGTCTCCGCTTCGACCGCCGCCCTCACCACGCCTATATGCAAGATCGACAAGATTGCGTCTGAGTTGTTCGGGTGTCAGGTTTCCTGCATCAAGCTGGCTTCTGTACTGACCAAAACCGCCTTCAAGCTGGCCTGTTTCTGGGTTGAATCTTCCCCTTGCCGGTCTTCTGCCAAACAGTGCCTGTGTAGCGTCAAATACAGGACCACCCTGCTGAGAGGCATCGTAATAGAGTCGGTCTGACCCTTGAGCGCCAGCGATAATCGCATCTCTTAAAGTGTCTTCTGTAAGATCGCCAGAGCCTAATCGCCCTGAAAAGTAATCAAGCCCCGGCTGTTGCGCCTGACGATTGAACAGCTCCTGATAATACTGCTGTATCAGGGGGCTAAAATTTCCCGTGGTGCCTGCCGTGGTTGCCACTGTATTTGTGTTTCCGTCGAACCCTTCTGGTAAGTTTCCAACTGTCGCGCCTGTCTGAGTGGCAAGAAAAGCCGCTCTTTCTGGGCTTACCGTTCCAAGGCCAGTAGCTGGGTCAATCGATGCGGCGTAGGCTTGCCCCTCCGGCGAGTTCTGGATTGCCTGTGCGGCTTCCTCATAAGTCATCTGTCCAGAATTAACAGCATCTGCCCAAGTCTGAACATACTCGCTTTGTCCTTCGCCGCCCAGATACTGCCTGTACAACTGCTGTATGTCGGCTGTGGTTATCTGTTGAGTGTTGTTGTCAGTTGTGGTTACCTGTTGATTGTTGTTGTTAGTTTCTGCATTTTCCGCTCCCCCTTCCTCACCAGCAAAGTCAGCAGAGGTTCCCGTTACTGCCGCCCTAGCCGGGTCTACCTCTCCAGTTTCAGCGTAAGCGATGCCCTCAGGTGATCCTTGAATCGCGGCTTTGACCTCTGCTTCAGTCATTTCGCCGCTCTGAATTTTGCCTGTCCAATATAGCAGTGCATCGGTCTTGGGAAGACCGCCAAGATCGGCTTTGTAGGTATTAACCACAAACTGGGCTACTTCATTCGCCATAACACTCTCCACTCATC